TAGATTGTTGCTGTTGTCGCCGATAAGTAGCAGCGTACTGCCGATCAGATACTTGCTTCTATCTGCAAACTGCCCGATACGCTTATATATCTCTATTTCAGCTTGGGTAAGTGTCATCATTTGTATTTGCTCGCAACTGAAAGGAATGTGAGTGAGTAAATTCCAAGTGGTGCTTGCCGTGAATGTCCATTCTCAAGCCTTAGGGCGTATGGCAGATTGTTTTGTATATAGACACTATCCCCAAGCTTGGCTTGCAAAATTTGACCTGCTCCTTCCGCAAACACTTCTTGATCTAGCGTACCTTGAGGTGCCTTATTTCCATTACTTGGCACTGTCTCATTTGTGGTTTTGTTGACTGTGACCCTATGATTGGAACGGAATGCACCATCCATGACTGGACTGCCCATAATCACGCCTTGCAGCATCTCAGCACTTACTTTTCGCAAATGCTCATCACCAACCTTCTCTATCTCAAGCGCAAAATTAGTCGGTTTGTTTTTCCAGGCCATTTAGCACCTCGGTAGATTCTCAGTTAATTCGCGCGCATCGTAAGAATTATGAACGTAGATACCATCTTCATATCTCACACCGCACTTGCAATCAGGATTGAAATCATGTGGCTTTAAATCGCTTTGAGGTATCACATGAACTGAGTCATGGATTTCATGTACTTCCCATCCCATTAGTTTCACTCTCCTGAAACATTGAAAATAGATCCTGAGCAATACGCTGTATTGAGTAAGCTTCAAATTCAGTGCTAGGCTTTTTCTCGCCCATGAGCTTTCTAACTCTTTGCCAGATATGCACAGCCTCATGTAGCAAAAGGCCATGAATTTCAATCAATGTTCTTTCACTGCAATCGCCCAATTGAACAATGCAGTGTTTGCCACCATCGTAATAATCAACCTGAGCACCTGCACCCAAATGCATGAACTCTTGTGTGTCGTTCATATCATCAAATAGCAGATCGAATTGATCTTGGTTGCGGACTAGAGTGTATTTTGAATGTTCAAAGGGTGAGATATGCCATTCAGGCACATAGTTGTTGCTGATCATAAATTTTACCCATTAAAAAACCCACCGAAGTGGGCTTTAAATTAAATAGGCTTGATAGGTATTAGCTCAAGCCTCCAATCCCCTTCAAACCTCTTATTTAAGAAATTTGCGATTTGATGTTCACGGTTCTTGAATTCGGAACAGGTTAAGATAATTGCGTTTCTTCCACTCGATACGCCATATCTTGTATACCCCTCATTAGCTCGTCTCGCTGAAGTGTTATTTGATAAGAAAAGTTTAGCCTTTCCTTCTTTTATTAAGTATTTTCGGCCTCTTACTTTGGGGCACTTATTAGCTGGTATTTCTACCTGAATTGTGAAGCAGCTCATTACAAATACAAGTAAATTATAAAGTTAAGTAATCTTATAACTCGCCTGCCGACCTATTCCAATGGTCTAAAATTTCCTTAACTGTATAGAATATGTAGCTGCTACTGGATCAGCCCCAATATTCACCACTTTAAAATCACCTTTACTGGTTGCCCAAACATCACCAATCTGCGGAATGCCTGTAACTTCATTTTGCAGAACACTCGCTTTTGCATCTTCGGCTTGATAATCAGCAGGCTTCACCAAGTCTTTTTGATATGAGCCAAACAGAACGCCACGCCCTGAATATGATTCATCGCCAACAATCGGATAAGTCTGCGTTTCGAAATCAAATTCACCCGAGTAAATCAGCTTTGTGCAGGTGAATGAGTCGACAGCATCGGCCAGATCTTCATTGAATGCGACCGCGAGTTCTTCCTGGAGTTCGTCTCTCATACCCATACTTAAATCCTTTTTAGAAACTGCATTGAAGATCGCTTGGTATAGGGTTTGATCAAGTCAAGGATGTATTGCTCATAAGTGTTTAAATCTTCCGATCCTGCCGCAAAGGTTTTGGAAACGCTGGTTCCAGATTGGGCCGATACGGTCTTACTCACTACAGTGGCAGCCTTACCTTGGTAAAGCTTACCCGCCAGAATCCCCCTAATAATCTCATAGGAGGCTAATTTAAGTGGTACTGGCACCTGACCAGATTCGAGATACCCTTTCACATTACGCGAGCGTAAATACGCATCCACCTGGGAGAGTAAACGAGCCTTGTCACTAGCGCTTTGACCAGCAAATTCAGGCACGTTTTCCAGCACTTCTGTTTCAGTGACAAAGCTCATTGGTTTACTCCTTTGGTTTATCCGCTTCTTTTGCTTCTTCATCTGCTTTCGCGGCTTTGGCTTCTGCAGCAGTAGGCTTTTTGGCCTTAGCTTCCAGTTCTTTGACTTTAGCCTTTAATTCATCATTTTCAGATGTCAGCTTTTTAATCGCTTCACGCTCTTTATCAAGCTGCTCAGTCAATTCGGCATTTTCAGCTACTACCTTTTCACATTCCGCTTTTGCTTCATCAAGACTGGCTTGAAGCTCAGGAGTGATGCCTACATTCAGTGAAACTGTTTGGCTTTTAGGCTGATTATCGAGAAATGCATAGGCTTGATCGATCAGATCAGCGCCTGGAAAATCTTCATCCACTTCAACCGAAGTGGCACCACCGATTACACCCAAGAATGAACTTCGATAACAGACATTAGGATCGGGATGCTTGGGAATATTTTCTGTATAAACTACTTTCATCTTTATGCTCCAAAACAAAGGCGACCGAAGTCGCCATGTTTATTAAGGTGTTGCTGTGCCAGAGATAACCGCAGCAAATGGAACCTGCTTACGATCAAATACACGCTCCCAGTTTGCAGCATTGGCATACTGAGCAATGGTTGGAGAGGTATTTGGATTGGTATCGCCCTTCCAAGAGAAACCTGCAGGTTGCAGCAGGTAAGTCTTACGTTCCCACAAGATTTCAGCACCACCACCGTTACCACCTGACGGCTTACGCTCAAGCTCAACAGGAACTTTAGGTGTACCTTCACCATAACCGAATGCACCGGCTCCGAAGATCAGAGATAGGTACTGGCCATTGCCATACGTCAAGCCATCATCCATAAAGATCGGCTTACCTAGGTAAGTGGCTAAGATAATGCGCCCTTCTGAATCCCGTAGGTATTCAATTAGATCCTGCTTCACCATCTGGTTCATAACGACTGAGTGAACACCCATCGCTGAGAACTGATCTGCAGTATCACCTGCAGTAAATGCCGCATCCTGGAATGCACCAGCCGAGATAATGGCACCCGCATCAATGACCATGTCGCCACCGTCATTTGCGATATTAGATGCAATTACACCACGAGCAGAACCTAGTAAGTAACGCTGCCATTGGCGCTCCCAGTACTTACCAAAGCGGTTGCGGATGTGCTGCATTGGCTCTGAATTGGCCAGTTCAGCTGTTAAATCCGCTACACCATATCCTTTGTTTAGATACAGTGTACGGGCTTGCATTGAACCTTGAGCCGCTTTACCAACCTCACCCAGATCGTCTGGATCATCATTGGATAGGTTAGGTGCTTCATCTGCATCTAGATCCTGCCAGTATGCAATTGTAGAAGACCCTTGACCATTGTTGGCAATCGCGTCCAAGGCTTCATTTTTTACAACGATACCCGACTGATAGACAGCTGTTTTCTCTGGAGAGTTGACCGGATCAAGTGTCTGGTAGTAATCCCCAACAAAGATATCCGTTAATTGTGTAGTGGTGCTTGGCATATGTTATGCCTCCTTAGTTTTGACTAATTGCTGAAATGCATTTGGATTTTCACGAGCCAAAGTGGCTCGCTCTGCTTCTGTGTAGTCAGACCATTTTTTGTTTGGAGTACCCGAACCAGGTGCACCAGAACCGTTTGCTTTAGGCCAGAAATAAGCTTTCTTCTCACGTAAGCCTTCAACCCATTCTTTTGGCGACAATGGATTGGTGCCGTCTTTCCCAATAATCACTTCCCCATTTGCATCGATGGCCACAGCCTTGCCGTTTTCATCTAGAGAGAATTGGGGTTGAGCCAAGAAGGCAATATCTGCTGTAGCCTCGCTTAAGGCCCCTAGCTCTACTGCTGCTTGTACAATTTGACCCTGGACCACGGACTGCTTGAACTTATTTGCATAAGCTTCGGCTTTGTCTGCACGCTGCTTTTCAGTTGAAATTAAGCGTTCATGTTCCTGCCGCATCTTTTCGGTACGTTTCTGGATGACTTCATCAATCTTGCCCTCGGCAATAAGTTTTGACTCTTCATCCTGACCAGCTTTATTCAGCAACTCTTTAACGGCTGTAAGATCCACGCCTTCTAGTTGAGACTTAATCCCACCTAGTTCAGTCTTAAGATCTTTATTGGCTTGAATAAGCTCGGTGTTTTTGGTTTTTAAGCCCTGTACCTGCTCATCAACTGCCTTTTGAATGGCTGCTTTAACTTCTGGATTTTCTAAATCAATTTGGTCTGACATTGTTTATTCCTTGAATAACCGCCTAGCGGATTTGAGATACCTGAGCTTTGCACAGGCATAAAAAAAGACCCGTTTGGGTCTAGGTTTAGATTTGTTTGTTTAGTCAGTTTCTTGTCGCGGATCATCTTCAAAGCGAATGCCATGAGACCCCCACGCATCAAATGTAATAGTAACTTTGGGTGGTTCGCCATCACGGCTTTCCACAACAACTGAACTCTGACCACTTAGTGGTTGATTTGTTTCCTCATCAAACACAGCCAAGTTATGTCTGATGCGCTTTATAACTAATAATCGAGCTTTACTGTCACTCATAACCCCATATTCCTAAATGTCTGCTCGTCCATTTCTCTTAATTCGGTAATAGTGAACTTTCTACCTGGTAATTCCGTGGACTTCCTAAACCCTAGAATTTCAGCTTCCCGTTCGGTCATATTTGAATATATACATTGAGAGGACAGAAGCATCTGTTGGATTAATCCCTCTTTTGTTGACTTTGCATAACCACCCTCAGAGAACTTCATACCTAGCCCTTCCAAGTTATTTCTTTAAAATCGGAGCGTATAGCAACTCATGAAACTTGAGCGCCTCGCCCATGCATGAGCACACAACACCATAATGATCTTTAAATTTCTTGTAGAAATTAATCTCCAGCATTCGAACAATGGAAGGTGACACCTTGTGGGATCTAGCGACATCTGCTTTTGTCTCACCGTTAATCAATTTCAAGATAATCTCAGAATTTCTTTGGTTTTTAGCTGTCGGATATAGATAAAGTGCATTTGTATCCCGCGGCTTTTCATTTCTTAAAGCCCTCAACCTTTCAATCAGTTCTGATATTTCACTGTATTTTAGAGTTTGAGCCATCTCTAAAATTTTACCTATATCACTCACAATCCCAACTCCTTAAACGTCTTTGCATCCAACGCCTTCAATTCATCCAGCGTATACATAGCACCTTGCGGATCAACAAACTTATCGATGCTGTAATTGCCTTCTTTGTAGAGCTTGTAACGCGATGGACCGAGCCACTCTTTCTGGAAAAACTCATCAGTCTGATCAAAGAACTTCTTGAATGATGTATTCGCATCGAGCTGACCAATCAAGTCTTTACGCTCATCCTTTGGAATATCACGTACCTTGCGCTCATCCATCACAAAAGGACGTTTGCCGGCAATATCACCATCAGCATCAACTCCAATGAGAACGCTCCGGCAGTTATAGTGCAGGGGTGGTCGCGGATGTGTTGAATCAATTGGATATATGCGAGAATCCAAGCTCGCGCATTGCTTAGATGTTCTCCCGTCAAGTGTGCTGACGAATTTTACATGAGTGAATCCAAGCGCCTTCCACGTATCATCATAAGCAACATTTGCCACATGGCTTCGTGCAGTCCTGACAGTTCGCTCAATCTCAACCTTGGTCGCATCCCAGATACCACCCACATAAGCATATTGATTGCCTACTTTGGTTCGCTTACCACGAATACGGGTAATGATTTCCTGATTCGTCTGACCCTGATTGATACCGTCACGAATGGCATATTCAACCTGCTTTCGCGCCTTATCCAGTACAAAGCCAAACATTTCATTAATGAGCTGACCGCCTGCCAGTGGAGTGGCCTTTGCTTTTTTATAAAGCTGCTCCCCACTGACCGAAGCTGCTGCACCTGTCATCAACTGACTGACATACGATGCTTCATACACCGCCATGCTGACCGCTGACTGGTGAAAGGTTTCTGGCACCTCAACTGAAATCTCTTTAAATCGGTCATTCAGTAGGCTTCGGATTTCTTTCAATTGATCTGTAGTGTATTGGCCACTCGCCAGTGCGATTCTTTCAGCGTCAGACAGGCTTTCAAGCAATTCCCTTAGCTCTGACACCATCTTATTGGATAGTCCGTAAAATCGGCTTAAAACCTCATTTACGGCTTGGGTTGATGCTCGATAGCTATAGGCTGAATGCTGGCTTAAAGCATTAAGTATTGCTCGTTGTGCTATTTGGTCGTTCATAGTTCATACCTGGTAAAGCACCCGCATTCTCTTGCTCGACTCGTTCCATCTCATCCTTATACTCATGCTCAGGCAAATTACCTGTCGCAATGTATTCCCAATAAGTCTGGAATGAGTTTTTCCCGGCAATCGCGCCTTCATAAAGCTGTTTGGCCAATTCGATGTCATATGCAGTGGAGCTAAATTCTGGCTTAACACTGAATGTATATTTTGATGGATCCAGCTTTAACCACTGAGCCGCATACTTGATTGCCTGCTCAATTGCTTCAGCTGCACACATGACAATGCTATGTAAGCTTGCATGCTGGTCATCCTGTCTAGCCCGACGTGCTTCACCTGATTCCTGAGTATTGGTGTCAATAACTTTAGCACCTGCTTCCAATGCTGCATTTTTCTGTGCATCCATTTCAGCTTTGGTTTTGTCGATACCAACTCCTTGAATCTCTAAGTATCCGCATTTCGCTTCTTTAGGCAGGAGCCATGCCGCCATTACACCTGTCACAGAAACATCATCGTCATCATCCAAGCCACTAATCCATGGTTGTGGATGAGCCGTGTGATGCAAAGACTGAAAGTAATCAGCTGATAACTGGTAATACTTCAATGCGGCCTTTGCCATAGTCAGTAGTGGTACAGTTCCTACACTTGGCGCATTGTCCGTCGTGCCACAAAATACGAATGGGGTGAAACTCAGACTATTACTGCCGAGTGTCGGAGTTTTATCCTGCTCAGCACTGCCATCAAATAAGCGAACATTCAAAGAACCATCTTTTAGACCTAAAACCCGGTGAACAGTCTTAGTGCTATGGCTAAATTCATCTTCGCTATTCTCGAATTGTTCCTCAAGCACCACTAGGTTCAGGTCTCGACGCCCACCAACATTGTTTTCCTTCCAGTTAATAATGGATAGAGCGTTATAAAGCGCAAAATATGGCTTTCCATCAATATCCACATCAACTAAAAGACCACAGCGACCATATTCAAGCAGTTCCAAAACAACCCGGATAAATAACTGTTTTAAGCCAAACCCATCATTGGTGGCGTTTTCGCTTAGCCCAGCCATTAGAGTACCAGGTAAATTAATTTCAGGATTCAGTTTGGATACCAGCCCAATCATGGTTCGTAATGAATCTTGCACCCATAAAGGATATTGCGCCCGAGAAACATAACCTTTATAAATTTCGCCGGTTAGATCGCCCTGCTTTTCAGCTTCAACCATCCCTGCTGATTTTGATAGATATTGGGTCGCTGCCAACTTAATAGCTTCTTCACCGGCTACAGCATCCTGCATTACCTGCCAGCTTTTCTTTGCAGCAATATACTGCGGATGTTGATCTGTAACTGCCATAAATACACCAATAAAAAAGCACCCCGAAAGGTGCAAAATGTTTAAGCCATACCACGGATTCTTCGAACCCCAATAGCCTTTTTATTAACAGGAAATAGATAAGCAACTGGATATGTGCCAGCATCATTCATGTGGTCAAAGCCTGCTTTTTTATCTGGTTGTCCGTTCTCGTCATAAATCTGACGTTCCTGGCATTTTGCAAAGTGTGGGCACATGGATGTATTCACAAACAAACGTCTTTCACCCAACGTATTGCAGAGCAATGAGTTCATAGAGTTAATACGATCTTTCACAGCTGGGTTGGATGCATTCACATACACCTTGAAGCCCGCCTTTTTCAGCATCGCAATATCGGTTTCACTGGCGTTATTGGATTTGCGGTTATCACCTGAAGCATCTGGGTACACACCAATAGAGTGTTTTGGGTACCGCTCTTTAATCGCTTCAATCATTGCAGGCGTATCAAATAGATTTACAAACTCATCTACTGCATGCATGGTGTCACCACGACGCACATAAACCACTGCGGCCATTTTGGTAACGTTAAAGTCCATGCCGATGTGTAAGACATCAGCAGGCTGAACCGTTTCATTTGAGCTATTGAGTACCCGGTTAAAGCAGTAATAAATAACGCCCTGATAACTCTCAAAACTAGCTTCATATTCCTGACTGAATGTTTTCGGGTCCATCTTGCGCTTGGCAACAATGATTTCCGATTCTGGAATATTCCCACCTTGTAATGATGTATATGAGAAGCTGCGGCAATCAGGTTCATGACCCGGCTGACCATCCATGAAAGTGTCATAGCAATGGTTGAAGCCTTTCGGTGTACCAATCCTTAAAACATGACCACCAACACGCTGTTCGCCACTCACGATGTACTTACAGGTTGAAAGCATTGGGCGCAGTACTTCTTCCCATGCAGCCCATTTACAGTCTGCCCATTCATCAATAATCAGGAAAAATAAACCAGATCCACGCAGGTCATCATAGTTATCCAGACCAACTACACGCATGACATGACCACTCTTTAAAGTGATCGTGCATTCAGTTTCGTTTGGTTTTCCTGCACGCCATGAAGGTGGAATCGCTTGTTTTAATCGCTTCCAGAAGACGCGCTTGGCTTGTTTAAAAGTGGGCGCTGAATACCAGATCTCATCCTCAACCGACACATTCCACTGTGCAGCCAGTCGCGCAGCTCGACGCATTTCAGCTTTAGCCAAAAAGGTTTTACCAAAACGTCGACCACATACAGCATCACGAAAACGCGCTTCTTTCTGCCAGCCCCATAAATAGATATTGGCCTGCTTAGGAGTAAGTTTTACTGCACCTTCTGGTGGTTCAAAGAATTGGCTCATTTGGAATTTCCTCATCAGGGTTCAGGCTGATTTTGTAATCTTCCTCAGGAGGTCGAGTTGCAGGAGGTCTTACTTCTTTTTGAAGTTTCTCAAGCTCTAAACGCTTCATTTCAATTTCAATCTGTTCTTTTTCAGACAAGCCACTTGGACCAGCACTTTTACCTGACTGCAGTAATCCTTGTGCCTGTTTAAGCACGTTCTGACGCATGACCTTGTTCTTACCCCAATCGTCATACATCTTTTGGAGTTCTTTAAAATGAAAGGCTTTATTGGCAATCGGAATGTCTTCGATGTTTTCTTTAAAATCCTTTCGAGTTCGCTCAAAAAGGTCTTTTAATTTCTTGCTTAGGTTTCTACCTGTGTACTTTGTTGGGTCATATCCCTCACACTGCCTACGATCAACCTCTATGCCAAATCTTTGTTGGACAGCATCAGCTACCTGTTGAGGGGTTTCAAAGCAAGCAAGAGACTGAACTATAAAGATTTTCACAGGCTCTTTAAGTGCCGCCATACCTACCCCTTTGTCATGCTACGTCCAACAAGATAGTCAAAAAATTAAGCCAACTTCAATAAACACGTACCACATGCATGAGCAATATTAGCCCGAGATATAGTTGGACCATCATTTGCAAGCTCTACCATTTTTTGGACATCTGGTGATGCACCGTAACGCTGGACCACACCATGAAATTCTTCAACGTCGTGGCCACGTAAATAAAGCTTTGGCAGACCAGTGGAAGCACTCCACATTAATTCACCTTCTTCATTTCGCTCTTGCCCAATGTGGTAAAGCTCATGCTCTACCAGCGCCATAAAATCTGTATCACTCATCACCTGGCATACACGTGCATCTAGTGTAATGATGTATTTAGGCACATCACCAAACCATTCAATCAGTTGAACTTCCTGCCGGTTCTTTTTCCATCCACCCACATTAATCATGAGTTTTTCAGTCTGGCCCAATACACGACGACCTTTAGCCTTGCATGTTGAGTAAGCCCATAAGAATGAAATATCCGGTGGATCAATACTGTTTAAGTGCTCATGATCTTCGTTGTATAAATCTGAGTATTCAGCAAGGAAGGTTTCTTTTATCCATGGCCACAAATCATTGTTGGCTGGTTCAAAGTGAAGCAGGCCGCCACTATCAATATCGTTTTCATCGATTTCATCTTGGATTGGAGGATAGGGACGCTTCATCTTGATAACACCACTTCAAATCATCTGGCACTGTTAGATGCACACCCAACTTCACCACAGCAAAGTCATGCACGTAATTCAAATACTCGGTCATCTGCTTAATGCTTAATTTGGTTGTACTGCAAAGTCTTATCACTTGCTCTGCAATCACCCGGTATTCTTCACACTCATTTTGCTTAAGCATTGCAATCGCATTACAGGTCTCGGCAAAATCCTGATCATCACGACGATAGATATAAATCAGAAAGCGCTTCTTAAACTCGTAATGCAGTGAGTCTTTATCCTGACCAGTCTTTTTCTCTATCTGGCCAAGCCACATCCACATGAGTCTATTCTGTGCAGTGGACCTATCATCCTGCTTCTGATCAATCACCACCCTTAACGGCTTACCCTCATTAATCGCCTGAGTGTAATTGGTATGCATGAAGTTAATGGCTTTAGTGATGTCGGCATGACTCTGGATAGGAAACACGGCTTTTTGCATTTCCTATCTCCATTTCTATTTAAAAACTGGTTGGTTGAGCTACAGCACGAACCAGATACATTAGACCAG